GTGAGGCAGTTGCAAATAGGGTTGTAAAACGAGACTCTCAGGGTCGTTCTAAATTTGCTTCTGGAGGTTCTGGTGATGAGGCAGTTGTTTGGAATGATGCAACCAACGGCGCTGACCAAAACAGTATTGCAAAGCGCGACTACTTTGGTAGATTGAGGGTAGAAGACCCTGTTGCAGACAAGGATGCAGTTAACAAAATATGGTTAGAAGGCAGAATCGGAAATTATGCTCCGTTTTATCCAGAGATTTACACACCAGATGGTAAGATGGGCGTAACATCTTCTATTGCCGGGAGCATTACAATTCCTGATGGGGTTGAAGTTGTTTTTCGTGGATTCATTCTTTATACAACTTCAAATACTTCACTAAACACAGTTGCAAATAAGACCTATCACCTTAGAATGAATAAGGCTGGTCAGATTACATTGAATAATATAAGCCCATCCGAAGAAACAGGTACGGCGTTCGATACAACTTATGACGATATGTTGATTGCTAGAGTGGTAACAGATGCGAATAATAATGCCACTGTGACTAATCTTGTTAACAAAAACGTTATGATGTATTCAGAAAATGGTGTTGCTGCTACAAACTGGACAACACCGGGTACAAATACGGCAAAAGCAGACTTGGAAGTTATCTTAAACTTTTCTAGAGTGCCAAAACTCTATAGCTATGTTACAACCCGTGAGGGATATGATCAATCTGGCACTGATCATGATAAATACCCCGGTTCGATAACACTGAATCGTTACAGATTATTCATTAACCAGTATACTCATGACCATAGAACCGCAGAAGATTTTCTAGTCAATTTTATGGCATAAACAAAGAGAACGTAAACTATGATTAAAAAGAGATTCATTGTTAGAATCACCAACAATGATGGTACTAATAATGCTACTGTCTTTTCCAATTTCATTTGGGATGAATACGAGCAACTGATCTGATATGTTTGGTTTCCTTAAGAGATTTCTTAGTGGCAAGTATATCCTGATAGCAGTAGGGGCAGTTACTCTACTGCTTTTTGGTCTACTATGGTTTCAGAATAACAAGATCGACAATATGAATGGTGAGATTGGTTCTCTTGAAAGCCAAATGGAACAGGCCAACTCGGTGATCGAATCACAGAACCAAGAGATCAAAGATATCAGAGAGAAGATCAAGATCAGTAATGAGGCGTTTGAACAGTACTCTTCTCAGCTAAATACAGAGAAGAACTCATTACAGGTGAAGAGGGATGACATTAAAGAGCTTAAAGACAACAATCCTCAAGTTAGTGATTATCTTGACTCTAGCATTCCTCCTGCTCTTCTTGAGCGGTTGCAGTCTACTACCGACTAAGACCGTTTATGTGACAGAGACAGAGTACGTCACACCCGATGAGTGGATGGTTCAGCCTGTTGATGAGGCTCCCATACAGGGGAGTAAGACAGAATCTCTCGTTGATGCGTATCTTGTTGGTCAATACTCTATCGCAGAATGTAATGCGAGGTTTGATGCAATACGATATTGGATGGACAGAATTGAAAAGCTAAACGAAAAAGCCCCTGAATAAACAGGGGCTTATCTTTTTATGGGCTATTGAATAACCCTAATCATCGATACAGTGGCAAGCTCTGATGAACTCCTTGACCAGACCACTACGAACAATATCGTCAATCTGATATTCGATATCAGCAACAGATTCCATTGACATCTGATCGAAGACTCTCTTCAGTTTACCAAGTCCACTGGTTTCTCTCTTTCTCCATAGATCATTTTGCTTAGTATCACCAGATAGGATGATTTTACTGTTTACACCTAGACGGGAAATGATAGTCTCGATTTCCTTAAAGTCCATGTTCTGAACCTCATCGATATAAACAATAGCATTGTCAAAGGTAACACCTCGTAGGTAGCCCGTGGTACGGAACTCAACGTATCCAAGTGACTTTAGATTATCATAGCACTCATTGAACTTGAAGATGCTGTCTAGAATGGCCCTGTAAGGCTCCTCATACGGCTCATCCTTCTCTTCCTGTGATCCCGGTAGGAAACCCTGTTGGCGAGCCTCTACGGCGCTTCTGATGATGATAAGGCGTTCGTAGACAGAATCGCGATTCACAACATCCGACATTGCGGCATATAGAGAGGTGAGTGTTTTACCTGTACCGGCACATCCTGTTTGGATGATGATTGGTGTTTCTGAGTAATAGGCGTGTAGGAATTCCTTCTGTCTTTCTGTTTTTGGTGCAAATGAAACCAAGTCCTGTGGGTGAAATCGTTTTCTCTTTCCTATCTGAACAATGTTTTCTTTTGATTCGTTAGGTGAGATTTCAAACTTCTGCTTTCTTTTTCCCATTTTGTTGAGTTCTCCAAGCTTATGTGGTTGGTAGTTTAGTATGAAGTAACGGTCTGAATGCCATACTCCATACCTTTATTTAAGTCAGAAAAGCCATTTCATAACATGTCACAAACGGGTTTAGGATAAATAACAGTAAAACAATGAGTTACAAAATATGAAGATCAGACAACTTTTTGAAGCATTTGATTCAAACTACCCAATCTCATACGAAGGTGATAATGGTGCGGTATCAAAGTATAAGTTCATCACCGATTCCAATAAGCCATATTACATCTATGTTCAGCGTATGATTCTTGGCCCTGTGCAACGGGATTTCTATGAACAAAGTTTCGGTGTTCAACTTGCTGATGATATTCCTGATGGAATCGATTACTCTTTTTATCAACAGGATTCTGATGGTTCAATGCGTATGAGATACAATTTCAATAGGGAAATGACAACCAATAAAGAAGATTCACCGATGAAGATTTTCTCTACCGCAATCGACTTCGCCAAGAAGTATCTTGAAAAGAGTGGTGCTGCCTTTATGGTCTTTGAGGGTGAGGAAGACCTCGGTGGACTATATAAGGTTATGATACGCAGACACCTCCCAAGAGAGTATGTTGCGTATGAACAAAAATCGGGTAAAGATATGAAGTTCTTTATCGTAAGAAAGGAGTATATCGAATGACACAAAGAGATCACCCACTGGACCACGCTTTTCAGGTTGATTCAGACCATAAAATTGAACTTGATGATGACGACTCAATCAAGGTTCCAGATGATCCCGGCCTTAATGATGTTATCCAATATGCATTGAAAGCCTACAAGGATCAGATGGATATCATGGAACTGATTGAACCAAAGAACAAGCTACGCGCCTATGAGACAGCAGAAAAGTATCTCAATCAGGCCAAGGACGCTATTCACAAGAAGGAACAGCTTGAAATACAGAGAATGAAAGCACAATCATCCACCAATGGGTCTAAGAAGCTCCTACAGGAGAATACTGACGACACCGAAGGGGATGGTACACAAACCGATAGAAAAGAGCTATACGACAAGGTAAGACGGGTTAAATAATGAAAATCACATCACTTTTTGAAACGAAAACTCAATCATTCAATGACTTTCCTCTAACAGAGGCAATAGACGTTGAAGGAATCAATGACCACAACTGCGATCAGGTTATCAAGCGTTGCCTAGCCGAAGTTTCCCGATTCCATGTGGCACATTGGAAAACAGATAGCTATTCTGCTCATGAGGCCGTTGGTGGTTTCTATGAAGGTCTTGTTGGACTAACAGATACTATTGCTGAGAAGTTCATTGCCCTTGGTGGTAATCTCGACGGCAGAGTATCAATCAGGTTTTCAGCAGAATCAGATATCGAATCAATGCGTATGAATCTTCTTGACTTTAGAGAGGTTATCAGCGAAGCCATTGATGAGACTGGTATGGACAAGAACATTATGTCTGTCAACGACAGCCTGATTCAGATTCAAAATCTCATCGACTCAACCATCTATAAACTTGATCTTATCTAATAAGAATCAATAACCTATAGACATAAAAAGGCCCGATATGGTGAAAGGAGGCAAAAACCATATCGGGCCTTATATATATTTACAGTATTAGACTGTTTTTATGGCTCTAGAGTAGTAACTCGATCTTCTAGATCACCAATTGCGCCAACCTGATCACCTTTGATGCGGTTGCGCTTGAAAACTGCCTGTAGATCAGCTAGAGCATTTGAATACTCAGCGAAGAATACATCAGCAGTCTTACCATTTGGCATGGTGTAGTCAGCTAGTGCAGTCTCGGCTAGTGCAGCTTCAAGATGAACTTCTTCAAAAGCAGCTAGGTTTTCTTTGAGTACGATTTCATCAGTGCCGATGTCAATACCATCTTTGGTTACTGAACCGTCACCGGAAATGTCGATTGCGGAATATGAAATGGCCATAATTAATATCTCCTAAATGGTTGTTATGGTTTAAGAATGTTATCTCTCAATCGTATAAATACCATTGTTAAAAATAGATATCACTGAAATCTTCTTCAACATCAAGGCTTACCTCGTTGATAACGTCATAGATGTTATCTTCGTAGTTTGCGATCTGCTTGAGCATATTCATAACGATCACAACGGCCATAACCCTATCATCCTTGGCACCTCTTTCGGCCTTGAATGTGGCACCCTGTTTGGTAAACATTCTAAGTTCATTCAATAGGGGTTGACTTCTGAGGGTTAACTTGTCTTCCTCTACCATATCCTTTAGTGTCCCACATCCATCCAGCTTTGTATTATTGGTTGTGGTCAAGCCGGGTTTCCCCGTTGGTAGCCCATTCTTATCAACATCACTGAGCATCATCACCCGAGAGATAACCTCATCTTCGGTTGATTCCATAAGACGAAGAATACCATTACCCATGCCGTTTGATTCGATACCAATGAAAGAGCTATCGATATCAGCACCTTCTTCTACAAACATGTGGAAGGTTCTGAGAATCTTCTTGAAGTATTGCGTCTGGTTCATCATGTTATCGGCAAACTCTGCCACCTGCTCAAGTGAATCGATATCGAATACCTGAAAGCAGCTATTGTCCTTACCAACGCCTTCCGATACGTCAACACCAACAGCAAGTTTCCTATCCTTGAAACTGTCAACATAAATCTTGAGATCACCCACCTCCCTTACAGGGTCTTTGTGCTTTATAGCCTCGATGACAGAGGAGTTGACAAGTGAGGAGTTATCCGATAGGAAGTGGCCTTCAAACTCCTGTAGGTATCTGTTCCTACCGAGTTTCTTGATCATCTGTGCCTTCCACGCCTCGGTGCGTTTTGGAATTCGTGCTGGATCGACCTTATGATAGACCCAACCATTTGAACCGTCGATTGCACCATTCACGATCTCGGCATACTTACCTGTGCTTGAGTTTGGTGTTGAAATGATAACAACCTTGGTCGTACTTTCTTCACCAGCAGCTTCAAGAGCAGGTAGGAAGGATGTGATGAACTCTTCTGCAACAGCAGGATCAGAGAACGCAAACTCATCCACAATCGCCGTACCAGTGACAGTCTTACCCCGTAGGGCGCTCTCAGATGTCACCTCACCGTATACGGTTGAATGGTTGTTGAAAGATACCTCGGATGCGTTGTATACTGTCACAGGTGTCTTGAGGAACTCTGGTAGCGTCTCGTAAGTGTACTTGAGACGCTTAAGAACGTCCCTGACGTTTGTTAACTTGAAACTTGTGATACCTGTTGTTGTATCTGGATTGAATGTGATCTCATGCAGAGCATACAAAGCCATTAATTGTGTTTTACCGGACTGCAAAAATGTTCAGATAGAATCGTTACTTCCTATCCCGCTCCTTTCGAAGCCGCTGTATGTTTCCACACAGATCAGACCATATCACCATCCTAGTAGGATGCTCCCCGTTTCCACTCACTTGAGCGTACGCCTTTTGGCTGGTCGTTGAACCTTCCCTTTTGGGCTTGGCTGCTGATTGGCATAGTTTGTTAAACCTTAGCGTTCCAGCAATTAGAGGAGTTATTCGACGTAGATTACTCTACGAAGCCGCCATATCACGGGGGCTGTTGATGCAAACAAATCGATTATCAAAAATACAATCAACAATGTCAATCTGGTAATCACGAGGTTCAAATAGTGTCTTACCACCGGGACCAACAATATAACAGTAGTTTGAGAAGAAGTACCAAGGGTCTTCCGCACACTTAAGCCATTCATTGACTTCGCTATCTGTCATACTACGGTCATGTTGTGGTTTTTTAACTACTCCATAATCGACGTTATACTCTGCCATTTACTTATCTCCTTATTCATAAGGTAAATACTATATACTTTTTCAGTTATTTATGCTGCAATATCGCCGCCGCC